GCCCAGTTCCATACCCCAGAGGTTCAGCGGATTGCCGTCTTTGCCGATATCAACGTTCACGCCAGCAATAGCAGTGGAGTCTTTGCCTACCCAGTTTTTACCGTTCGGATTTGCGCCAGTACCCGCAGCGCCAAAGCTGGTGTTAGTCCAGCTGGAAATGTCATCTGCGATAGAAACGTCTTCACGCAGCTGAATATCGCGGGTCCACGTGTAACCCACCAGCGGCAGGTTCAGCGTCTGGTCGAGTCGCTCCAGTTCCCCGATGAGAAAGGCACCAGAGCCATCAACGGTTGCCTGATCAAAAGTAATCATTCGTCTGTTCCTTAAATCTTCCAGGAGATTTCTGCATTGCCGTTAGCGTCACCGGCCCCTGTGAATTCGGCGTTGGTCAGCGCCACGTTTTTGCCACTGACGGACGTGGACATGAAGCCGCCCAGCGGCACTTTTATGGATTCATCAGTGGAGACGACAACGTATACTGGGTCGCCTTTTTTGATGGTGCTGGCATCAAAATCAGAACCGAGATTAACGGTCATGTAGCCACGCTTCATGGCGTCACCCGGGAAGTTCTTATCCGTCCCCACCTGGCGAACCATGTCTGGCTGCGATGTGGTCGGATACGGACGAACGTAGATCCCCTTCACCTTGTCGGCGGTGTCACCGTCCGCCAGCGGCACAAAAAAGCCGTCAGCGTCATATTTGCCAGCCAGACCATAGGCAGCGAAGGCGTTAGCGGATTTAAGGATCACCGGTTCGACGGTTAAGTCCTGCGGGCGAGAGATAGCCCCGGCAATGCCAACAGGCATCCGGTACAGAAATACATTATTCATTTTTTACCCTTTACGGTTTGCCCAGAATTCAGCGTTTTGTTTGTTCAGGGAAGCGATACTGGTCATGCCCATGTTTGGGCGCTGTGCATCGCCGGTGGTGGCGCGGGTGTTTCGCCCTTTGGCAATCTCAGACACGGCATTAAACGCCATGTTGACCGATTGTTTCGGTAATTTGCGGATATCCGCATCACCGACTATCTGGCGAACCAGCGTTTTATCTGCGGAAGCCAGAACCTCGCGTTTGAACGCGGTCGGTTTCATCT